CTTGTAGATCTTATGTTCCACAGGTTTTAGATAACGTCCCACTCCCACGTTGTAGACAGGCCTTCTAGGCTGTATACACCTTGGTGCCTTATCTCCTGGTACCTTCTCGCACTTAACAAAGCTATCGCTGTATGCGTCGCGTCTGCGAACACCGTTGATAGTGTAATCCTCTACCGCTCTTTCGTAGATGGTTCGTTTACGTCCCGTGTACATCTGGGCAAAAGCCTCAGGGGAAACAGGGGAGGAAGTTCCGAGCCGTCTAAGCAAGCGCTTCCGAAAATCTCGGAGCCTGTCATTGACAACGACAGGATCCGGATCCTCAACAAGCCGATACTCTCCGTCGACCTTGTGGTAGAAAACCCGCTCCAGCAATGCTGTGTTAAGGGTGTTGATGTCGGGATCATTGCAAGTTAACGATCGCTTCGTGCCAGAGATCCCTTCTACTACGTAGATCTGGCGCGACCGGCAAGCGGCCTGAGCGTTTCGCTCCATGATCAGCCGCGGATGCGACAACGTTGATACGTGTCGCTCGCCATGGAGCACGCCCAAGCCACTTCAGGCCTGGTTGAATCCAGCCATCTCGAGCAGCAAGGAAACCTTAAGCTTCCTCGACTGTGCGAGCATACTGGAGCCCAACTGGGCTGCCGCCACTTCCCACTTGTTAGGCACAAACACAGCCTCAACGATGGTGGGCATGACGCTAGCGGCAACAACCTTACGCAAGTTGTACTCCTGTAGCTCTTCACGAGCTACCCGTTGTACGGCGCGTCTGTTGGCCATGGTCGGTTTGGGAGTTCCCAGACGGAGCTTGACTGCAGCGACAATTTCGCGAACGAACTTGCCACGGCAACCCTTCCTGATGCGCCTCTTGCACGGCACTTCGGACTCCTTGGGCATGGTAGTCATGACAATCGGGACATCTCCGACCATCACCACTTCTTCCTGCCCGACTGGGTGCGTGTCAACAACAAGGTCAACCGCCTCCACGGGGTTTACACCTCCCCCTTCCAGCACCTCCCTGAGCTTTGCGTTCTCAGACTGCATCCAGGGCTGGACGTAGCGGTACACAAGTGTAGCCGCCGTGGCTGAGCAGGCAACTGCCATCCCAACCTTCGCGTTTGTGATCTCACCGCGTGTGAAAGCATTTGAGAGGGTAACCATTCCTCTCGAGAGCGCAAGAACTCGTTTTGCTGTCGTGATTGTGGCCATGGTGAAGAAACTGTTGAAAAGTGGTTCTTTGCCCGGCCAAGGGTACAGAAGGGGAATGATCTGCACACCGCTAGTTTTGTGTTAGACGGAGTCCCAGCAGACTCCGGTGAGGTGCTCCACCGTCGCACCGCACTGTGAGGCTCTTCAGCCTCCCCTAATTTCCGCCCCTCGCAGCACTCGTGAGCTCCTACCTCACGCGATGGTCCTGGATTTCAGTGCTGTTATACCCCCAGCTACCAACTGGAGGTGGTTATCGCAGACTAGAACGCTTGTCGGTATTACCAGCATGCAATTAAGCATCCGACCGTGCAGACCGCAGCAGCGGT